TCCTGAATCCAGTAATGGCCTGAAAAAAACTTTCTGCTTAATCGAATATATCCATTCGCCATCTTTGCAGTCAATCCAATATCATTTCGTCAACTCCAATTTCCATGACAAATCCAATTCATTTCCGGCACTCGTGGCGTCCGGTTCGACAGTAACCAACTGTCAGCCCCTAGCATTTGCTCTGACTTTGATGACACGGAGTGCATTCCTCTAGCACGCTACGCCCCGTCATTGGACGTGTCATTCGGGCTGTCTGTCCCCAGTATGAGCGGCGGGAATCGAACCCGCCTGCGCCTTCACTCACGATTTCTATTGTTCCACTCCGCGATGTGGTATTGTTTGCATTTGTCCCTGTGAACAATATGTTCTTTGTCATGGCCTGTTTTATTCATGGATATGTGTTCCATAACACTTGCAATCGTACAATGGCACTCGACCACAGTGTAAAAAAACGGGAGTCCTGACCATGATGGCTGAAATCGCTGAAGTAAATCGTCGGTGGAAATTTGCAGTACAAACAGGGTTTGATTTCGTCTGTCATATTTTCCCCTGTTCCAATGCAATGAGTCGCAAAATGGCGTATCCTGCCAGATCAAGGTAACTGTCGGCCAGTGATTCATTTTGGATTGTGGTCGCGTTTTGTTCCAAATGGATGATGCGTCTGATCTTGTCGCTCATGCGCACAAGAATGGCCGTATTTGCGTCCAGTTCCGGCGTGAGTAACGGAGGCAAAAACGCCGAGTCGCCGTAATCGGCGTTCTTGCGTTGCAACGTCTCTTTCAATCGGTCACAGGCCGTGGCAATCCTGTCGCGTGTTTCCGGCGTACAAAGAATGGCGTTCATACAATATCCTCCGTTACAAGCATGGCACTCATCGATGGTCATGCCCGGCTTTGTGCATTTGTTCGGCGTTCCATTTTTGTCAAGTTTATTCACGATCATCTCACTCACTCCGGCAAGGGGCCGAGAAATTCGGCGTCCCAAATCACAAATCGATCAATTCTGATTTCATTAATATGCAATGGATCGGACTTGTGCCGTTTATAAACATGACCGGCCATACAATCCCAAACTTTTGTATCCTCATTCCACATTCGCACAACAAAATATTTCCCCGCATCCTTTTCGGTCGGCGGCGTTTTCGTCCACGCAAGGACGGGCGGCGCGTGGCGTGTGTTCCATTGTTCAATCGCTTTTTTTTGCGTTTTGAATTTATAGCCTTGCCAAACACAACAGACCAAATTGTATGTTATCACACGTGCGTGGTGTGTAATCATCGTGGGAATTTTCCCGCAAAACGGGCACGGTTTCAATTCGTTACTCATTCGTGTTCTCCCTTCTCCGGTTGCACCACAGTTTAATGACTTCAAAAAATGACGGCTGCAAGTTTATGCATACTATTCAAGTCCATGCTGTCAAATAATTCGTCATCAGATGAAAACATCAAATTTGCTAGTTCTTCCACGGTCACTTCGGACATGTCACATCCTCCTCTTTTTCTTCGTCAGTTTCTTCTTCCCAACCATTTGCTTTTCTCCAGAGATAACTCAGCATGGGAAGTACATGATAATCAGCTATATCATGCAGACAACGAAACTCAAATTTGATGCGTCCAAGATAGTGTTGCATGTCCCCCTTCAATCGATAGTGCAATTTCCACATCACGACTTGGAAAAGGATAAAATGGAGACATGAAAATACTGTCAAAATGATCAATACGACAATATGATCGCAAAATGTCATGTCACATCCTCAACGGTTAATGGTTTGAGTACATCGTTTTCATCATAAGCATCGTCGCGGCTGGTGCTGTTGCATTCGATAAAGCCCATTGTGAATCCCATCTGAAATGCTTTGACAATAGCGATACGGCACGGTTCATGGTAGCGGCGAAAGGAACAATCAACAGACTTTCCTCCGTTGTTCCACACAACAAACAAATCCGGGCAAATGTTCAATGCCAAGTCAAACGCCTGCGCCGCAAGTTTGTCCAGCACTTCGTTGGTTGTTTCCTGACTCATATTTTCACCGCCACCTGATCTTTCCATGAATCGTCCGGTGTTTCGCGTTCCAATTGTTCAAGGACAGGGTGATACCCTTCGTGCTTTCGCAAAAACCTGATCAGATCATCATGGTTGACTCTCCGGTCTTTTGACATGGGCAATCGAAAACCTTTGATCAAACCTGAATCAATCCAATTGCACACCGTTCTACATGAACATTGTAGCATCTTCGCAATTTCACCAGTCTTATAGACTTTCATGTCACCATCCTTTTTCCTTCCCCCACAGCGCGATCAACAGTGCTTCGGCGCGGTTGTGGTGATTTTTGTTTTTCAGATTCTCACGCAATGCCGGGAACCGTTGCAATGCCAGTGACCTGCTTGCTTCCTTGTCACACTTGAGCAGGACAAAATGCTTTTTCCATTCCTGCGGCGTGACGTCAATTCTCGGAATTTCCAGAATGCCTGCCACGGCGATCACCGCCATGCGCGACATTCCCATACTGAACGCGGTCATGGCTGAGTCTTGCATTGGCTGTGTCTTTTCGAGAATCAATACCGCGTCGCGGCTTCCAAACAACGTGTTTTGGAGCAGCTCGAACAATGCCGTAGCATCAACCTGCGATTCCTTGCGTTTCCCATTGGGGACGACATGGACTGGCATGTCATGCACTTCGAGTCCGTTGATCGGGTCAATGATTGCCACTGCCCCTGTCACTCCCGGATCAATCCCGATGTAGATTTTACTCACGACTCCTCCGTTTCTTTTTGGTTTCTGCTCATGTCCTCGGCTCCCCGTCCGGTTCGTCAAACATGTCAGCGTCCAACGGCGCATCACTCTTGGGTTGCATTCTTGCTTTGGCTTTTTCGGCCATCGACATGGGTTGTTCGCTTGAAACATCGAACACATCGCCGAACTCGCCCTCGTCGTTGTGTTGCAAGGCGTCTGTCATTTTTTCATTGACGCTCATCGGCCACATCTTGGCCGCGCGGCGAATGACCGTCTTTTTCGCCATTTCGTCATAATCCGTTTTCCACGGGCCGCTGTCTTTGGAAAGGCTGCGCTCCCGGATCGTATCGACTTCGGCGCGGGACATGGTTTCCACGTGATACCCGCCGTCCCGGAATTTCGCCACGCAATAATAGTAATACGACTCGCCAGCCTGCTCTCCGCTCTCCGTGATTTTCGGGACATGGTGAATCTTGCTTTCGGTTCCGCGCACGATCTGAAATTCATCGCCTTTGCGAACTGCCACCGCTTCAATACTCAAAACCTCTCCCGACCTTCGCGCCAGTTCGCAGAGTCCCTGATAGCCGATGATCATGGTGCAGTCCATTGCACCGGTTTTTTTGTTGTTGAACGGAATGAAATACACCCGTCCCAATGCCGGTTCCAGCCCAAGCCGGGCACATTCCGCGAGGCAAAACATAACGCTTGCCTTCGTGCATTGAAACAATTTCGGCGATCTCGTCATCGCCCCATAGACCACGCGGGCAAGATGATCGGGATTGACGTTACCGGCGATCTGTGCCCCAATGTTTGCTATGGTCTTGTCCTGCGTCAGCACCGCAAACCATTCCTGTGGAGTTCGCGGGTCTTTGACTGGGGCGGTCAATTCTGTTGTGCTCATTTTGCAAAACTTTCTATTTTTCCACAGGCCGCTCTTGACACATGCAACAAAATTTCGTAGCATGTCTAACGAAACCATGTTTCGTAATAAATATATACGAAGCATCGTTTCGTATCAATGGGGCTTTTGAAATTTTTTCGTATTATTTTTTATGTTCAAATTTGGCTATCGATTACGCGAACTTCGTATAAATTCAGGACTTACGCAAAGCCATGTTGCTGAGTTTCTTCGTATTACACTCAGAAATTATCAATACTATGAGGCAAGCGATGTCAGTCCTGAAATTGATACACTGGTTGACTTGGCTCAGTTTTACGATGTCTCGTTGGATTACTTGGTTGGACTCTCTGATTCCACCGACCATATGAGAAACCATGTTCTTGAAAAATTACCTCCTCAAAAATCGATGTCTGAAAAAGCAAAGGAATTAATCCGAAAACCTGTCAGACCTCCCGACAAGATCGTCAAGTGAAATTTCATAGTAATCGGCGAGAGCGATCAAATTTTCAATTCGTGGACATGCCTGATCTGCTTCATAGTATTGATAGTTGCGAAGCGTGATCCCAATCAAATTGGATACAAAACTTTGGGTAAGACCGGCATCGTTTCTCAGTTGTTTTAATCTCTCACCGATATTTTTCATTTTAATCTGTCACTCTCCCTTCTTTCTCGGCAACAGCAAGCGGCGTGCGCCGGGTTTTGTTATCTTGAATCGCCTTCTCAACGTATCAATACCTTCTTGATACAAGGCACCATTTTCTTCATCGAAATAGTTGATACTTTGCATATCAAGAATTTCATCCCAGGCATCATCAATTTTCCAAATACACTTTTCAAGGATTTCCGCATACTCCTGCCATTTCATGACTTCCGAATCCTTGCAAGCCTTGTAGGTCACGTTGCCAAACGGCGTTTCGAGTGCCTCTTTGTCCTCAAAATGAGAGATGATTGCGATTTTATCAAGCTGTTGTTCCTGTTCCAAAAACTTGATCTGCTCTTCACGTTTCAATATTCTCTCCACGACTTCGTCCCAGTGTGGGGATCGTTCGGCAAATGTCTTCGGTATATGACACGGGAATTTTTTGCGATAGTACGTTTCGAGTTCCGCCGGTTTCGCGTCCTCCGGTGGCTTGCGCGGAAGAACGTGCGTTTCCCAAAATTCGACCGCCGTCTTGACCATCATGTCGTACAATTCCTGATCGAATGCAAACGAGCAGGTCTCGTGATATTTCATTTCTTCACCGGCAAAGAAGCCGACGATGAAGTCCCATCGCGGCACTTCAGCAAGTCCTGCGTACCACTGGCACTGCATGTAGTAGTGCATGGGTATCTGGACGTTGCCCGGGTTGCTGAAATCATACTGATCGCGTTGCGACCAGTCGGCGGTCTTGATCTCAAGGCCGAACCGATTGCCACGAAGATTGTAAACGTAATCCGGTCTGCCACTCAGAAAATTGATGGAATCATGCACAAGGATTGACTGAAACCATCCCCGGTGATCGACGATCAATTCATCGTCCGGGTCGCGATACTGACTCCCTACCGTGCAAACCACATCATCAATTCCGTTTTTGGCCTCGTAAAATGCGTGCAGTCCTTTTTCATATAACCGCCCCCGCTTCATGGCCGCGTTGTCTTTGACCTGTTCCGCTTCTCCGATGATTTTTTGGTACAGACCGAAAGCCGATTGCCACGGGTTGCAACCAAAGATGGAACTGATGTCCGTCCCGCCGATGGTGCCGAGTCGGGATTCGGAATGCGGTTTTTTGACTTTTGGATTTTCAAGTGTTATGCTCATGGTGTAAAAAACTCCCGGAGAATTTTGATGGTTTCTTCGGCCTTGATCAACTCGTCTTTGATAGACTGATGTAGTGAAAGTGCATGATGGGTTGCGTAAATCGTCGATTCGACATGTAAGAGTCTTTTCATCATCGACTCTTTCCGAGGTTCCGGGTCGGGAATGAAACTCTCGACTTCATCGAATGTCCCCACTGGTTCATCGAGTGGATATAAATTCTGGAGTTCGTCGTCGTGCCAAAATGCGTAAACACGAGTTTCGCTCTGCACTTCTCGCAACATACCATTGGACTGGAGTTCAGTCCATCGTTCTTTCCCTGACATGTCTCGCCAACGTTCATACAGTGACACCACACCGAGAGATTCCGCCTCCGCGCGTTTCTCGCATTCCCATTTCTCCTCGGCTTGCATTTGCCGATCATAATTGTCAACGACGTGATTTCCGGTTGTCATGATGTTTATCCTTTCAAAAAGGGGGGAGCGTCACCTCCCCCGGCCAAGTCCAGTCGTCACCGGCCATTGTCATAATCGTCCACAACACCATCGATCAATGTTTGCCGTAATGCATCATCATGGTCAATGTCCTCCACGGCCATGTAAATCTCATCACTCACTCGACCGGCCTTTGACCATCTCACCACATAACACGGAACGGAGTGGCCGCGTATCGTTTTGTTCCTGACTTCCACCGTGACGAGAACGTATGGAAGTCTGCTCTTGAGTTCCTTGCGAAGCTTGTGCAACATGGTGTTTGCGTGCTTCTGTTGTGTTGCCATAGCTGTTGTCATTGTTCTCTCCTGCCCGCCTCTCAGAGGATGGGGCTCAACATAAAAAAACCGGCCAGCTTCCCCCTGATGTCAGGTTAAGGGGTTGCCGATCCGGTCTTTTGCGTCTCTGGAATTTCTGCGAAGCCAAACCTGACAATGGCTTCCGGGCGTCCGACTTGATTGCATCACTCAAGTCTTGTATTGGTATTATAACGTCATTTGCAGACTTTTGCAATATAGAAAATGCAGAGTTTTGCAAAATAGTTGAAAATAATTCCACAGAGACTTTTATGGAATTGCGTAAACATAGAAATTTATTGATGTTACGCCTAAACAGACACGGGAAAAAATTTTCTATTCTTCTGGAAATAGTTTCCCGATTTTCACACCAATACCTCGCGCAAGAGATGGTAGCTGGTCTATGAGAGGTGAAAATTCCCCTGATTCCCAAGCATACAACGTCCGTTTGGCAATTCCTGACTTCTCGGCCAGTTCTTCCACCGAGAGTTTTGCCTTGAGCCGGAGTTGCCGGATGTGCGCGGCGAACTTGCCCGCGTAAGTGCTCATATCCACCTCTTTCTTGGGACGTGCGGCTGCCATGATGGAATTCCCCCGTGTGTTCTGGATGTTCAAAAAGTCGCGGCATAATACCAACTCCTGACCACGGAAACAATTCCAATTCCGGTAAAATTCCTGAAAATTATTGAAAAACTGGCCTTGTGCCACTGACTGTGATTTCGTATCGTTCGCAAATGACAAATCAACAACTTCAACTTGCCATACTACGTCACATTGCTTCAGGAAACAGAGAAATGTCAAGTGACATTTTCCTATCATCTGACGACCGTGTGAAACGTTTTATTGATGCCATTGACTCTTTGACAATCTGTGGTTATTTAGATAAACAATACTTGAATTGCACAATGCAAGGGAATCTAACAGGTGCTTATCTTACATCAGAAGGTCTCAGATTCATTGAAAAAAGGAACGTCAAGCTCTACGTTTGTTTGGGATTCATAGCAGGTACTGTGTTCACAGCAATCACAAATGCCATCGTGCAACTTGTATTTTGGATGTTGTTTTATCAATAAAAAACAAAGGATAGCTGTTGATATAACAGACACTAAAACTGCTACAAGTCCTAAAGCAACACCTATAATAAATCCATGCTTCATATTCAACCTAAATAACTGCTCTTGCGTCAAACTGCAAGGTTTCGTATCGTTCCGTTTTCAACACAAAACCCATTTTGAAAGGACTCAAAAATGAATCTGGAAGAAATCGCTCTTGAACTGATGAAATGTGGCAAATTTGAATGGCCGTCTAAGGATTTTCCTGCAGAAGGATTTGCAAAACAGATTGCGGAGTCGTATCTTGCGATATTGGCCGCTCTGACTTCTTCAAATCAAAAAGCAGAATGATCATGTTTTAAAACAAACGACCAGTTGATACGGCTGAAAATCAATGGTTTTAATTTTCAATCCGCTCACTTTTTCAAGTGAATCAATGAGTTCACCCGTCGTTTTTTCTGACGGGTCTTCTTCCATCACTGAAGTCCATGATGGGTCAAGAATTTCTGTAATACGCTTCAAAGCAGCCAAAATTTTTTCAGACTGTTCATTATCCATTTTCATTCTCCTTTAAGTTGAAGATGCGGTCGGCCACGCACGCTTGCACCACAGTGCAGAATCCGACCGCGTGGAAAGTTTCCAGTTACCTCCAAAACCTCAATCGTCGCAAAAAAGAAAAACAGCGTTTTCCCGTCGGCGTTTTCAAGCAGGTGGTGTCAGCCGGTAAACAGGCATTGTTCGCAGGCAAGCAGGCATTGCTTTCCGGCAAATCAGGCACGATGCAATCATCGATTTTCTGCTCCACCAGCACAAGTTGACATCCATTCGGTGTACAAATGTACCTATACTGTTGACCGTAAGCCGTGCCGCATAACGCAAGCATCACGGCTGTCACAAAAAGCAATCTTTTGAATTTCATGGTTCATTCTCCTTGGGGTTAAAAATTGGGGGACGTCACTCCCCCCGCGTCAAGTCGCCGTCACAGGCCAAATTTCAGTCTTCCAGTGGCACAATTTCGATTTCACCCGACTCATCGTCTTCGACCTCGTCGATTTCATCAATCAACAACTCAGCTTGCGGCGGTTTCGGCGGCGGGTAAACGTCTTCCGCTTTGAATGTCACGGAGGATGTCTCGGACACATTCCCGGAGGCATCAACGGTATAGGTCGCTACCGTCACCTCGGTATCCGCGTCCGGCCAAAGGTCGAGTCTGCATTTTTTCAGGGGGGCATCCTCGAACGTTTTGACGACTTCGCCATTGTAGGAAACGACGACGATACGTTTGACCGGCGAGCCGACTTTCGGCACTTCCGGCAGCAGGAACGGAAAATAAATTTTTCCCATGTTCATGTAAACCCTTTCTTTCATCAGGATAGGTTTCGGCGGAGCGGGCGGTCTCTGCAAGTGAAAATGGATATGGTGTATCCGTGTGATTTGCAGGTCTTTCCACCACGCAACCGCGTCTCGTAGATAGTATGCGATCACAGCGACCGCAATCAAAATTCCAAATAATATCAGTTGTTCCAATGTCATGTTATTTTCCAAAAAACAATCGCACAATCTGTTTCCAAACCCGCTTGAATATCCCGTCATGGTGCAGCGGCGGTATCCTTTCCACCGCCTTTTCGCAAACGATTTCGGGATTCAAATAATACCTGGCCGTCACTTTGGGATCGCTGTGGCCAAGCAGTTTGACCGCCGCCGCAAAATCCTTTGTCGCCATGACACTGCCGGTATGCTTACGAATCCCGTGAAAACCAAACCGGCGTTCTGGCGGTATTCCTGCTTCTTCGCATAACTCCCGAAACCGGCGGTGCAACCATTCCCTCTTGTGAGGGTTCGGAAAGATACGGCTTTCCTTGTGGGATCGCCGCATCATTCCTATCACCGATTGGGCCTCGTTTCCAAGCGGTAAATCATAGCAGGTCTTGACTCCATCGGTGTTTGCGGCAATTTCGAGCCGGTTGCCATGCACCCAGTCGAATCTTGCCTTCGTTGCCGTTCCAACACGGCAGGCCGAACAGTAAAGGAAAACAATCAATTGTTTCCACCATTCCGCCGCGTCCATGCCATCAATCTCTTGGCCTTTGAACATCGATGTTGTTTGGATCAACGTCTGAATTTCGCTGAATGTGAATGAGTCGCACGCTCCGCGAAATCGTTCTTTCGGCATGATGATGTCCGGCATTTGGCCGATCATGCGTCGCTTCAAGGCGTACCGCAAAATCGCCCGAATATTTCTCAAATGCTTTCTTGTGGTGTTCGGGCTGAAAGCCAAGCCCTTTGCGTTCTTTTGGCCGGACAGCGTCGCGGCAAAATGCCAAATCGTTTCGTCGGCAATCGCGTCCAGTGCGATTGCTCCGATGATATCATTCCATTTGTTTAGTGTGCTCTGCACATCGGAAATACTGCTTGCCCGCGTTCCCTTCGCGGACAAATACTGTTTGTAGGTCGTGTCAAAAAAATGTTGCATCGTCATGGTTGAGTACCTCATACGTCGGTACGCAACCTCTGATGTTCGCACCGGACGCCGTTCAATGGATTGCCGACCTCCGATGCCAGGCTGTTATGTGTTCCGTTGCCAAACATTTTGACAACAGTTTTCAGCCTAATTCAATGTCATTTTTTCCTGACCTACAAATTCCAAAAAATCAATGGAATTCATGGTTCTTATGTTTACAATCGCTATAATCTGTTGAAAAACAACACTGTGTAACGATCACTTGTTATGTTTTCAAAAGCCAAGCCCAGGGATCGAACCTGTTTCTCCGTGCCGGACTGCAATGCAAAGCTCACACGGTGTATTACCTTCAATACGATCTTGGTAGTTGCCGGTCTTTCCCGGCTGTCATTGCAATTCTTGTTTCCCGAAAGTCGTGGGGTAAAATCGAAAGGTCAAAAACTTTTTTACACCCACAACTTCAGGAGGTTTATTTATGAAACGCAATCTTGATTTAATTCGTGAAATTTTATTATTAGTTGAAAAACATAATAACATCGCAATTGACGAGTCAGAAAAATTACATGGAAAACATGACGCCGTGATCGAATTCGATCATTTCAAATCTTATCAATGCAATGAAATATGGAATGCCATTGAAATCATGGTGTCGGCTGGTTTTATCAAATGCAAGGGAAGGATACACAGTGTGCAACCTCACATTGAATTCATTACGTGGTCAGGTCACGAATATCTCGACAAAATCAGGGATAAAAACCGTTGGGAAAAAATCAAATCAAAACTTGCCCCCATTGGCGATTTCTCACGCGAGGCAATCACTCAAGCCATCTCGCAACTAACTTCCGAACAAATCAAATATTGGTTTCCCATTGCCATTTATACGGCATTGGTTTACTCATTTGGTTTGCTTACAAAATTCGTCAGGTAGTTGACATTCAACATGTCTTCTTTGATTTGTTTTGCAACATCGAAATATTCAGGAACTTGCGTATGAGTCATAGCAAGCAGTTTGCTGAATCCGCGCTCATCCTTGTCATTAATATGTAAATGCAATCGCAGCAGGCTTTCAATGCGTTTCAATGTTTCGCAAAGTTCAGTACAATCCGCGCACAAACGAACACCTTTGAGGCTTGGGTTATGTCATTCCAGAAACTCACAGCGAGTGTGAGAAATGAAATAACGTACATTGGTTAAAATATCGTTTCAGTGTTCGGATGTCTTACGTCCGTTCAAAGAATTGATGTACAAAAAATTACTGGGTCAAGTTAAGACCAAGTCTCATTGAACCAATGCACGCTAATGCGAAAGATTCGCTTCGAGACGCACGGCATTTTTGACTGTCAAAAATGCCGTTTTCAATTTAACTTGCCCGGTGCCTCGCGGAGACCGGCTTGACCCAATTTCGTAAACGAGGCACCAACGCCTCGATTTATTGTTCTATGTCACAGGACTTTTGAGTTTTTGCCCCGTAGGACACAGGCTTTTCAGTCCTGTGCTCTACCAACTGAGCTACCTACCCGAAATCCTGGTGGCAATAAATCGAATTGTTGAGAGCTATCTTAACACAGGACTATTCCGTTTGCAAGGGGATTCCAAAAAAAATTTCAAAAATTTTTGAGGTTTGAATTTGTATTTTTTTTCAAAAGTTTGTAAACCCATGAGGGCCAGCGGGTACTTGTCTTGACCCAGAGAACATGGTCGTAGTGAATCTTGATGACTTTATCTTTTCCTATGATAACGCTTAAAAACTGATTTCCATCGTTTGAAATGATTTTACCGTTCATGACTATTTCAGTGCTCGGATGAAGAAATGCAACTTGAAGTCCAGTCACCGCATTCCGTAAATAGTCCATTTTTTCAATAGAAAAAACCATATCACAAGCAATAAGAGAACAGAGGCAATGACGGCCAAAACTATGTTTCTGCGGGACAAAATATTCTCTCGGAGTTGTTTCCCACTCTGAACTCTGAACTCTGCACTCTGCACTTGCTGTTGCATTTTCTTCTTTTTCTTTTTCATACCGTTGACCGGAATATCGCGAGAGCCAAAAAAACGTAAACCAAAGCCGGGCAAAGTTCATACATGAACACGAACGAATACCTGATCAGCATGCACCAATCGGTCAAGTCAAATTGCGTCATCATCACCCATGTCAAATCGCCCTCATGGTACAACCGGAATATCTGACTGAACATGACAATCACGATGATCATAAAAAGCAACCGACAAATTCTACGAATGATCATTTTTCACTCCTCCTCACCACACCGTTTTGTCCGTATCAATCGTGAATTTGTAACCATCGACTTCCAGTTCGGGATTCCAGTAGTCGAGAACTTTATCGGGAAAGTATTTTTCTACGACGTTTGTGACCGGCGGTCCATACGCTCCAGTCGTTGTTGGATGTTTGATTGCATAGCCATCATTTAAATAAGTTTGTGTCGGGAACGCAATTGTTTTCAGCGTTGCTTTACCTTCAACTTGTAAATCATAGTTTATAAGAGGATGGGTAATTCTCGTCCATAACCTTGTTGAATAAGTTATTGGGTTTTGTGTTGTTATCGCTTGGTGTTCTGCATCATGATTAGAGCTTACCCATGTTGAAAACACATTTCCACCAATAAATACATCAAGCATCGGTGCAATACCAATATCAAGGAATGCAAAACGTAAAACAGCACCTCCAGATTGTATGACATAGCTTAACATCCCATAATAATTGCCGGTTCCAACTGTACCTATTTCCCATCCGGGATTGTTCGCAAGAAGTGTGTTTGAATATCCAAGCTCATTGCTTGAAAATTCCAGATCAACAGGATCGCCATTAACATTCCCTGTAACCCGATGCTTTGAATTTAATCGACTATACAATTGATTTGAAAGATCAAACCGAAAATAAAAACCTTCCGCCGGTACATTTGTCGTGAAATTGCTGCTACTGCTTGGAAAAATTGGTAGAGTTGTATTTTTTTTTGTCCCTTGTCGAATTTCTTTTATTCCAATTTGTGCGAATTCCTGCCCATAGAGACCATAACGAACATCTCCGTATCGATATAAAATATTATCAAATCCGTTTCCATGAGCAGCCCTGTTGACTGTTAAATCCAAAGGCAATTCTTCAGTAAATAACGTGATATTTGTCGGTACGGTCCGAATTTCAAAACCAAAAAAACTAGGGGGTGTTGTGTATCCCGTTGCTACAGTGATTTCTTGTAAAATCGATTCTTCTCTTTTCAAGAACAATCTTCTCGGCAACCGTCTCAAATCCAAACTTCTTGCGTGTTCGATCATGGCGTCGGCTCCGGGCTGGAGTAGAGGATGGGGCCGATCATCCACTTGATGGTTTCGCTGCCCACAATGTACTCAGACGGTAGCAGTTCGCAGGGCGTGTTGGCAGCCACGGCCACCTGATAAAAGTTCGGCGGGACAAACGCCTTGACCGTCGTGTAACTCGTCATGGCAAAGTTGTTGTAAAGTCGAACATTACCGACTGTCCCGGCGTTGAACGCTTCCAGTGTCATGCCAAAACGGCATGGAATGGATTGACCTCCACCACCACCGCCGCCGATCACTTCCCAGCGACCGCGATGCACCACGTTGCAACGGTTTCCCGTGCTCAAATCCGGTTTGCCGTCGCCTGCACTCTGTAGCGGGTAATGAATGGTGAACTCTTTGCCCGTCAGTTTGTCATACTTGCCTTCCGACCAGGACACGCGGCGGGCTTTGGCCGTCCAAACGCCATTACTTTCAGTCCAGTCGGAAGTCAACTCCACCGTCGCGGTGTAGTCTGCGTTGACCGTGTTGGGAAAATTGTCTTTCCGCTGCTTGGACTGCACTTCACGCGACGAAACACCGGTGTTGCCGGATTTTGCGTTTTCCAGTTGTTTTCGGGTAACAAACATGTCTTTACCAAATCAAGGAAATATCCGGCAACGCCAAAAGTGAAAAGTCCGCAATGAAATTGTAATTGTAACGACGGTAATGAAATTCTCGTTTTATATCGTCATCTTGAAGTGCAACAGCATATCCACCACTTGTGATCGGCACTGCTGTTTTTACATTCAATTCTTCTTCCGTCATATCTTTAATTGTGACACGCATTTTTCTTGTGATTTTTCGACCAGCCTCTCCATATCCCATCGGCAATTCTTGAGACGGAATATAAAGTGGCGGTTGCGGTGATAAACCCGGAGCAAATTCAAACTGGCTTGTGTTGAGAATGAAATAGTCGAATGTTTCTTCGCGCGCCTTGAAACGATACTCGACACTCCATGAACTCCCCGCCGTGTAACTCGCTCCAACCGTAACGCGAACACATCGCGATCCGTAACCCCAGATCGGATCGCGATTCACCGCGCCTCCGGCCTGGTTGAAGAACCGCATTTTGTCAACCGGGTTGTAATACTCCGTGCGCGAGACTGTCCACGTGGACTCGGAAATTTCGCGTTCCGGCAACGTGTCAAACGGCAGGGACAATGTGTTCTGCACCGGCCATAATTTATTACTGACCACTCCGGTCTCATTATGCACAAGGTACGCCGTTTCCAGAGGAACCATGCGCGTTTCAAAACCGGATACGATGCGAAAAGAAGAATCGACGACAGGTTCCGGCGGTTGCGGCTGTTCGGGAAACTCGGTGCGCGGCAATCGTGTGTATTTCAGAATGCCTTCAAAGATGCTTCCCTGTTGCGCGTAGCGGCTGTCGGTGCCGAGCTTAACAGCCTCGCGATGCGTTTGCACGAACATCGGATTGGGCGGTGATTCCGGCAGGTTGTAGGATTGACCGTATCCCTGCGGCAGAAAACCACGGGCGACATTCTCATCGTCCAGATGATTGTCCGTGACGATGATGTAGTTGGCCGTAATCTCTCCGGTGAACCCACTGCGTGCAGTGAGCTCTTCGCGTGATTGTCCGTCTCTTCTGATCAGATCGACGAGTGCCATGAATTTTTGATATTTTTATGAAAACTGCTCTTGCGGCGTATGCTGTGATTTCGTACTATTCCGTTTTCAAACACAAATACCTCTTTTGAAAGGATTCAAAAATGAAAAGAGATAAAAAAATTGCTTACCGTATTCTTAAATTTTTAAGTGATAATGCACCGGACTCATTTTCAACACCACCCAAATATTTACACACATTTCCTGAATTTTCAGATATTGATCCGGTTGTACTTGCCATCCAATACAGATTGCTTGCTGAAAGTGGTTTCGTTCGATGTAAAGAGAATTATATTACATCGACCATTATGCCTCTTTATGATTTGTCATGGCAAGGTTTTGATCTTCTTGAGACTCTTGAAAAAGAATTTCAATAAATTCAAGGACTCTGTACAAGTTATGCTCAAGAATTCCAGGATATTGTTTATCCGTTACACGCACATGACCAATCGCTTGGTTTAAAATTGCTATTATTTCCTTTTTTTTCATGGTTTTCCTTTCGGTAGTATTTATGCTACTTGATTGATATTTTGTGCCGCTTGGACAAGTACAGGCAATGCCGCGGCAAGCATCCTGTTTTGTTCGCGCAGTTGTTTGTTCTGCTCTTCCACGAGTTGAACACGCGGATCGGTTGTTGCCATTCTGGCTCGGTAATCCTCCATGCTCCCGCGCATAATCGCCTCGACGTTAGCTTGCTGCATTTCCGGTTGTTTCATTTGTCTTTCTTGAGACGTCATTTGCTCGCGAACGTCTTTGGCAATTCCCTCTAAAACCATCTTGCGTTCTTCTGCGCCAATTCTCACTCCCGTTTTTGCAAGCTCTTTCACGTAGTTTTTATACGCATCCTGACGTTTTTTGATTTCCGCCGTGATCAGTTCCTCTTGCGTCTTGGTATATTTCGCATATTTTTCCTGCTCTCCTTCGATGAAACTCGCGCGTTTTTTCATGATATCATCTTCCGCCTTGAGTCGTTTGCGAGTTTCGTCATTTTGTAATTTTTTTTGTTGTTCCAAAATTCTTTTCTGTTCTTCTAAAAGAGCGGTGTCAAGGACCTCAGATTCTTTCAATTCAGTTTCAAGCCTCGAAACGGTTTGCTTTGCTTCAGCTAGATTTGCAACTGTGTATCCCATCGCAGTATGACCAGATTTTAAAGCTCTTTCAATGGAATCTCTATTTTTTAATGCTTTTTGGTATTCTTTTTCTTTTTTTGTTCGTTCATCAATCATCTTTATTATTTCTTGCTCTTTTGTCAGTGGGACTGATGTCAAACGATTCACTCGATCCATCCATGTTTTGTGTTCATTTTGTTCCGCTTGCATTCTATCTTGCATTAGCTTATTCTCTTCCTCACGTAAACGCTCCATTTCTTCACGCTGTTTTCCGATATGACTCACAAATGCAACAATCCCTGCAATAGCAGCGGCAATCCCTAACGTTGCCACCGCCTGATACGCGACGGTGGCCGCTGTAAGACCATGTGTCGCCGCTGTCGCGCCTGTTGTTGAAGTCGTCACTCCTCTCATTCCGGCGATCAGGCCGGAAAATGAAATATTTTTCAGTGCGGTGAATCCCTGATGGACGCCTTTGGTGAGCATTCCGATCTTCCCCATCTGGCTACTGATCGCACTGAGTCCGAGTGCGTTGCCGGTGAGTCCGTCCAATGAGGTGCCAAGATTCTTGATCGCCATTGCGCTTCCGCCCACTGTGCTGCGCATGTCTTCAATCGACTTCCCGGCCTTGTTCATCCCCATGACAAAGCCGCGAGTGTCGGTTTCAATGGCAACCCTCATTGCACGACGTGCCATGTTTCACCTCATTCTTTCCGAGATTGTTTCTTTCGTTTATACTCTTCTGCTGCTTTCGCGATCCCGGCGATATTTTTCTTCATGCGACGGTTCAATGTTTTGGAATCCCCGGATTCAATGAGTTGACTCTCGGATTTTCCGTAGCGCGGGTAAATATCATACTGTTGCAGATTTGTGCGTTGATTGCAACACTTAATGATGCGACCAACGGCAAGGTCTTCGCGCACCAGCGGATTCATGGAATCATTGCAATAGTAATCAAAAGCCCGCATAAACATATCGAAATCCGAGGAAGCCATCCCGCGAATCTCTTCAGGCAATTTTTTCAAATGCAAACAGAGACTCACGATCATTTCTTCCTCGACTGTCAGTTTTTTTCTTCGGCCTTGTCTTCTTTGACCTCTTCGGCAATAAATCCATTGAGTTGATTGAGCGGTTTGAGCAGGACGTCCAGATTTTTTGTTTGAATGATCCTGCAAACCATATCCATAGACTCTTTCGAGTCCTGGAACAATCGGACAAGATTGCCGGATTCATCTTTGACGTAAACACTGAGAATCAGCATCAACGCGGACGATTCGTAGTAGGAGACACTGTCGCCGTTGCCGTCCCCGTCCGCTTTGCCGTCAAACATTTTGATGACGCGACGCCGGTCAATCCATGACAGTTCCACACCGACGCCCGTCACCGGCTCGTCAAACAAGGGAGTCAGATCGAGTTCGATTTCCTTACGGGCGTATTTCTGAGAGATTTTATTCAGTAAGTTTTGCATGATTTTTACTATTCTGTGAATTCAATCGCATTGAAGTGAGGTTCGCCGGTGAAATGGAAGGTGAAACTGCGGTGGATGAGTCCGCCCGCTTCTGTGTTTTCAAGTCCACCCCAGTTGGTGACGTTGGCGTCGCCTTTGAAAATCACCGCCATTTTTCCTTTTTCAAAACTTTCGTCAGTCATGGCACAAACGAGTTCCCCTGACGTTCCCTGCGTTCTGGACTGCCGCGTTCCGGCGAATTTTGGGACGGGAAAACGCGGGTCGAACAGCCCCTGCACGGTGACTGTTCCGCCGTCGATCATCGTGGTGACAAACTGTTTGAAGTTTTGCGTGGAGTAAAAATGGTTGACTTCGATTTCGTCCGCACTGCAACCATCGTATCCGAACGACGTCGGCTTGAATCCCACCAACATGTCTTCGGAACTGCCCGGAGGCGTGAATGTGAGGTAAATTCCCAGTTGCAGGAAAAATGTATTGTCGATTTCCGATGTCCACGACGGGACATCAATGAATTCATTGGCCATGATGGTGACTTTCTATATGGAGTTTTTAACGTGTAAATTGAAACCAACGGACACACGCCAACCAAAAGGTGCGTTGTTGCTGTCGCTCACTCTTGCAATGGCCGTATTGCCGTCAGTCAATGTGTTTATTGGAATGGCCGCGCGAACGACCGCCGCCGCGATGCGTGCCAGTTTGACCGCATTATCATTCGTATCGCTGATGCAGCGCACAATGATTTGCGTGCTGTACCCAATGGTTCCCGCGTTCAGCGTATTGATCGGATTGAGGTCGCCGGTGATGAGCGTGATGCTGTTGACGCCGTTCCAAACGGGATCAGCAATATCCTGCTGGATTTGTTCCGTGGAAACATAAGCGTCCGGAATTTGCCTCAGCGCATCCATGATCGTGTCGATGTAGTTCAACACCGTCAGCATGTTTCAAGTTCCCGCGTTGAATTTTTCAATCAAATCGTCAATGGCTTTCTGAATCGCCGCTTCCCCGCGTCCGCTGTCAATGTATCGCTCGCGAGCAGGTTCCATGAATGGGCGCGGTTTTCTTTGATAGCCGACTCCACGCCAGTATCTTGCAACGACTTCAATCGGCTGCCATTCCTCTTTGTAAAAATGCTGTCTGTTTTTTCGAGATTTGACGAGTCTGGCATTTCCTTCTTGCTGTTCTCGCTTTCCCTCATTGCCATGTTCGATATAATAACCATATTGTTGTGGGTCGCCACGGTCTGTTTTTCCCGTGAGTTTACCGCTGATTCCCTGTCTCAAACTGATGAATCCACGTTTCATGTTTCCTCGTACACGAGTGATAATCACCTGCTCAAGTATCCACTTTCCTTTTTGATGTTTTTTCAACTCATTCAAAGTGTCCTTGCGCAATTCATTGCCTTCTTTGGCCAGTTCCTTTTTCAAAATTTTCTCAAAAAGCCACGGAGACCGTTGAATTGCATCTGTAACAGCCTTATCGTCAATGATTTTCAGTTTAATCGGCGTATGACTCATGTGACACTCAACGGTTTCTGCACTCGCGAATGAATAATGAGCGTTGTTTTCGCGGCATTGGTCGCAGAAAAACTGAAATGAGGCTGCCCCATGAACGGTTCGACAACGTTGATCGTGCCGTCGGCCTCGATGATCTGGTCGCCAACTCGCGGATGCCGGAATTTGTTGTCAATTCCGATGTTCAATTCGTCTTTCAAAACCTTCCACGACGCCCTGAAGTTGTTCTCGTTGATGGAATTTTCACCGATTTGTTGCAATCCCTGAAAATTGTTGTACGACCACGGCTGTATTTTGATTTTGTGGAATGTTCCTTCCAGTGTTTTGTACAAAACCGTCTTGGAAAACACCTCCCGGCGCACGGGATCGATCAACTTTTTGTAAAAACTTCTGATAAATGAGTCGTCGTCGAACTCCATGCCAGGTGGTATGGGACTGGGAAAATATTTCCGGTATGTTTTTAAGGTGTCGCCGATGATTTCATCTATCACTTCCTGAACTTTTTCACTCATGAACTCACCACTTTCACAATGGGATACCCATGTTGATTCAATGGCCAATCCATCGTGCGATACATGACAAACTTTTCAATGATCGCCGGACCCGTGTCGATAGCTGCAATCAAACTTCCTTTATTATTGACTGGAAATGACATGACTCCCGTGTTGCGGTAGGTTTTGACGTCAACATCATCATCTCCGTTAATCAATTCCATCGTCGAGGAAGTAGAAACAGGGAGAAAATTTTGATAACGTTCCAACTGTAAATTTCCCAAACCGATATGTGCGAAAGGAATATCACTATCGAAACGAATTTCTGTCATTCTCGGATGGTCGCTTGCAATAGTTCCTGTAAAATTCGTTTTCCGAAAAATAGGAACGCCATAGACGTCGACCGGAATGGACGAAAGTTCCAAAATGACTGTCGGATGATTGAAAAAGTCAAGTCCGCTTGTGTCAAAAATGATTGTTTCGTCTTTTTGCAAATCGTTGACGATGAAATGCCCATCCTGAATGACTGTGCCAACTCCAGAAAAATACACACTCTCCGCATGGCCGGAAATAATCAGTTTCGTATCGTTGATCGTCCCAAACGACGCCACGATCACGGTCAAACTTCCCACCATGTCCAGTATCATCTTTTGGGCGTGTTGTGTTGCGGACAGATCGATCGTGATATTGTCACTTCCCATGACGGTCAATATCCCGATACGAACTCCTGCCGGTAACGTCAAATTTTCAGCCGTATCAAACCTGTTGATAAATACATCGCCGAATGCCGATTCAATCACGGAAGCATCGGCAAATAGTGTACCAAAGATTACACCCGTCAATCGCACGTTGATTTGATTAACAAACGATATACCGGACTTTGACGCGCCAGACAGCTTGTCGATACGTCCGGTATTGATGGTCACATCATCTGGTACTTGGTCAAGCGTCACATTCACTTGGGCGATATGCAAAATCGAACCGGTAAAATCCAGAACGCATCCGTTTTGCACCTCGATGTTTTCCACGGCCAACACGTCGGTAAACGGCAAAGTGATATACCTGTACCCGTTTGATTGATAAGAGCCATAAAATAAGGTCAAGTCGATCTTTCCATTGAAAACAATCATCTCTCCTGATAAAGACAGGATAGCCGTTTTGTTTTGATTGATCAGTTGGATCGAACCAAGATGCTTTCCTTGGATGGACACATGTTGGTCGGTGATCAAGATGACTTGATTTGCTGTTTGCAACGAATGACAAAAAGTCACCGCGACATCAACACTTCCCGATCCCGTCAGATCAAGATGGATTGATGATGCTGTCCCTTCCAGAACAATATTCTCCACCGCCATCGTATCAAGCCAGGGCACGATTCAAACCTCTTGCTTTCCATGTTCCAGCACCATAAAACTTGGCCGTCCCGATTGCCGTATAAATACAATCGATTGTCGCCGATGTTGGTATTTCAAGCGAAGACGCATTGACAACTTCCTGACAGGTAGAATCACCTGCAAGCTTGATATTTCCGGAAAGAATCTGAATATTCCCCACCGATTTATTAAACTTCATGGATACCGTCCCATCCAATAAGTCAATACGTTGATTGCCCGTTCCCTCCAGGTTGATGATGCCATTGACAACAATCGTTGCCGTAGTGCCTTTGACCGCGTTGAGGTTTCCGTAAACATTCACGTTGGAGACATTCACCGTCATAAGGGCGACGTCGGATTGCAATATCAGATTGCCCATGACATCGCAGTGACTCATGCTGATGGTTAATGGGCTTGCGGTGGAGTTCCTCAACGTCACATTCGTTCCATAGACGCCCGATGGAACAGACGTGTGCAAAATGATCGCCAGCGAACTGTTTTGGAACGTTGACAGGGTGATGGCTCCTGTCGTTGGTCCATAAATGAGACGCAGTTCATTGCCGGTCACGACCGCCGTTGATCCCACGTTGATGTTCCGCGTCCCCGTCGCACCTGTCGTCTGAAAATTCACGTAAGCCGCATTGACATGAATCGCCCCATCGATCTGAATGATGTTGGCGTTCACGGTCATGGTATTGTTCAAACTGGAATAACTGCCCGGCAAAAATTGGAACAGATGAAATGTTTGTGTGGTCGAAAAGGTGATCGCGTTTTTGGAAGTGGCGGTGCCGCCGCCCTGTTTCCAGTTGGCTGTCGATGCCAGCAATTGGGCCGCAGGCAGTGCGGAGATCGCCAACGTCCCGTTGTTGGTGACGGTGCATGTTCCCAGATTCAACGTTCCCGTTCCACTTTGCCACGTGATGCCCTGCGCACCGATGTTCCAGTCAAACGCACCTCGCGCCAATGTTTGTGCGTAGCCGTTGAAAAGAACGCCGCCCCAGGAATCGATTTGCGTGGCCGTGAACGCTGCGCTGTTCGCGTCAAAGACCGCTCGATCATTGACGCCCGGTGCAACTCCACCTTGCCAAGTTCCGCTTGAAGTCCAAGTGATGTCCGCCATGTTTATCTTTCCATCTTTTTAACGAATATGCTTTTGGCAAGATCGCCCGGGGTGGTGCGCCAATCGTATTTTCCCGGCACAAGGACGATTCCCGCCCCCAGCCGGAAGGCACGGCACACGGCTTCGGAACAATGCGGCGGGTGCTTTTCACATTCGCGAAACAACCAGTTGGGCAATCGTCGCGTGATTCCGGCTTTCAGAGCGTGCAACCAGCCGTAACGAACGTCGCTTTGTGCATTGAATGCGTTGACCACACGATGAAACGTTGATGGATCATATCCGATGATCCGATAAACATCGGGTACATCTCCCCACTTGGCCACCGCGACGAGCAAAGACACTTGGCGATGACCGACAAATTCACGAAATTCAAGAATATCATCATCATAAACGATGGCGACGTGGCAATATTGCGACTTGGTCACCCAGGCAACGATCTTGCCGAGCCAGCCGGTCGGTCGGAATAAAAGCAGATCGCCATTTTGAATCCGTGTTTTACTCATCGTATTTTAGTTACAAGATCATAACTCACTTCTTATTTTTCGGCGATGATCAACCGCGTTTCGATATTCAGCGAAAATTGGAAGTTTTTAAGGAACGGAAACTCAGTAAGGTCGGCCTGCGAAAAACCGTAAGCGTCAAACAACGTTTGGATATCGGGAATTCCGGCGTCGTTCATGCGCAGTTTGTTCGCATAAGGCCGCGTGAACAGCGTTCCCACCAGGTCATGGAAATCCTCCGGCGTCAGGGGTTCGTTGAGTCCGATCCCCACTTGCGCGGCCAATGCCCCCTGACCGAGTTCGCCACGGAAAAACGCGGCGCGACCGGAGTTGCACGCGGCCATCATCGCGTTGATGATCTGCTGCTGCGTTTCGGGATCGCTCGTTGACCGAAGCCGTGCCAGCCAGTATTCCTTGTCAAACACCACGGTTGCCGGTTTCGTTGCATCAAAAATATTTTGCATGTGAATCCTCGTCCATTTTTTCTTTTAATTCTCTTGCATGTTTCATCAGGTCTTTGATCTCGAAAACTTTCACCTGGCATTCCGGGCAAACGATGATATTTTTATCATTGATCATCGGAAGAAAATCTTTCTGCGTCACCAGACCTTCCAGATCAATGGCTTCACACCGCAACAAGAGCGGTGGCGGTGTGGTCAAGTCCCGGACAAAGGAAACAACAATCAATGTCGCGGAAACGGACAGCAAGATGATGAATATTGTTCTCATGGGGATTTTCCCTCCCGCAATATTTCAATTGTTTTTTCTTTGGCTGCAAAGACCTTGTTTTCCAGTTGCAAAACTCTTTCCTGCAAACGCTGGATTTCGGCCTTGTCATTTTTTTTGTCCCACCAGAGATAACCGACGGCGCACAACAAAAGACCATATGCCGTGTAATGCGGTGCATTCTGTGGCATTTGAGTCACTTCCGCTAATACAGCCGAACACCATGCAACCGGAAAAAAATAGTTGTAAATGATATTCATTTCAATTTACTTGAAAAGTTTGACGATGTAGGGAAGCACAAACAAAATAAATTGGACAATGATGTCCACACTTTCGGCATTTGCTTCTGGCACCAAAACAGCGTTTTCCGGGTCAAAATCGCATTGATAGAGTGGTTCGCCGAACGTGGTGACGTCGCCGGGGATCGCGGTGAGCTTGAGCACCACAGCGAGTTTGTCAAAGATTGCGTCCCAATTCGTTTCAATAAACTCGACCGTAAAATCTTTCGTTTGTTCCACAATCAAAATCAGCGTTTCCTTGATGCGCTGCTTCTGCGAAAAGATCACTGTGCGAATGATGCGTTGCTTGATGTTATCGATGATGCCTTCCGGCGCGAGTTCGAGTGTTTGTTCTCGTGGCATGGTTTTACTTTCTTTTTTCATTGGTTTACATTTTGGGCACTGGGGAATATTGAAATCACGCATTAAAAAAGAGTGACCGTCCGGCATTTCAGAACCTGAAATTTTTCGGGAACGGAATTCTTGCAGCCGGTTTGATCGACGTGTTCCGTTGCCACGTTGACTCCGGGAATACGATATAGGGGGCACCATAGCTCGGCATGGACTTGGCAAAAACGGCTAACCGTGTTTTGTCCATCCAGCATCCGTCGGCGGGTTCGCCTTCGTCACTGACGCCGTAACGCGGCCCGTGGGAATTAACCCAAAAGATATACTCGGTGCCGTTGACCTTGCGATATCCGGTGAACGATGTGGCGTGTGCCCAACTGCCGGACACCTTTGCAACTTTGACGCCGTTGCGGTCGGTCTCCGCACCGCTCACCGCGTGCGAGTTGCCCACGGCAATCGACATCCCGGCGTGGCAACTGTCAAAAATTTCATTGACCATGGCGTCGCCGGAGTAATTCAAAAACATGATCGCCCATTGCCACTGTTTGGCCTGTTCGACCTGCGTGGCATTGGGCTGTTTGAAATTCAAATTGTCTGAACCGACAAGCTCGATGGGGTAATGACCGAGTTTGTTGGCGGCGGCGGCCATTGCGCTGACCGTTTGACCACCGGAAAGTGAACCATTCTTGGACAACGCCCAGGTGTAAATCGCATTGATCGGCTTGTAATCCAGCGGTGCCCCGCGAGCCATCTGAATGAGCGTGGACGAATGTCCGGCAAAGGCATCCGCGTGCCCCATGCACGAAGGCCGATTGCCCTGTGAATAGTAGAGGAGAGGGGCTAGGGACGAGGGGATTGGGGCTAGTGATTCCAATACCACCCAGGGAAGAAAGCAAAATCCTTCGCCGGTCAATTCGTCCATCGTTTTGATTTCGTTGTTGCGCCATTGGACGAAATTTTCGTCGTAACGCAAGACCGGCATCTCGCCGTGTTCCCATAACGTTTCAAAATTGAACTCCGCAGCCTCGTCGCAAATCAGTTCGTTGATTTCCTGTTCCCATTCGTCCCAATGTTCGATGGGAATACAACCGTTGACGCAAACTTCATCGACAATCTGCGGCTGCCAGATTCTGGTCGTGCGAGGGCGGTTCTGAAAACGCTGTCTCCAAAAAGCAAGCGGTCGTCTCATTTTTAGGGGTTAGGGGCTAGGGGTTAGGGGCTAGGGGCTAGTGGCTAAGGGTTAGGGACTGGGGCTAGGGTTACTGAAATCTCGCCCCTCGTCCCTCGTCCCTAATGCTTTGGCAATCTCTTTGAGTGCCGGTTTTAAGGCTTGCATTTTGCACAAGTCCTCGGTCGGGTAGGTTAAGTTTTTCATGCGTTCAACGACGTCAGCTTGCAGTTTTTCGTTGAGTTGTGCCATGAATGTTTGCCATTCTTTGGTGACGGCGATGGGCTGCATGTTGCTTCGCAAACTGGCATAAACACCGTCGGGCGTGCGAATCGTTCCGCGTTCTATTCCGCTTGCAACATTCGTGTAGACAGACGCAGCACGTTGCAATCGCATTTTGTCTGTCGCCGGAACGTTCTTGGCCACCCAATCGCCGAGAGTGATGACCGGAGGTGGTGGCGGAGGAGGAGGGGGAGGTTCAGGTTGGGGATGGGGGTTGGGGTTGGGAGGCGGCGCATCTTTGGCCGATACGATAAATGTGTGAACAAACTGCTCAACCTCTCCATCGACAAGGCACGCGGCGACGATGGTAAACGTCCCTTCGTCGGGTGACGCGAAGAAAATTTTAGTGAAACTGCTGTCGGGAACATACTTTCCATTAGCAAGATCAAGAGGCGTCACCGTCCAGGCCGCTTGGACCGGCAGTTCAAAAACGGCAGGGAGACCGGGCCGGACAAGAACCGGCCCGGCGATCTCCGCCGCTTCCACTTTCCCCTGGAGATGGGTACAACCAAAAAGAACCGCCGCAAGAATCGCAACAGGAATTTGTTTTTTCTTTATCATATTCAACTTTGTTTTTGGTTTTTAGATGGTCGAACGTTTGAAGTAACGTTGGTTACATTCTCTTGTTTCTTGCTAAACTCAATAAAAATCGCTTCCCACACGCCGCCGGCCTCGAACCCCATCAGTTCGATGCTACCATAAGAGATTCTGGCTGTCGGGTGCCGGAAAACGAGATTATTGCCGCTATGGATGACCAAAACGGAATCGTCTTTGTAAATTTCTTTTTGATTCATGATACTCCTTTTTATTTTCACCACGAAGGTCACGAAGGAACACGAAGATTTTTCATAAACTCCTTCGTGGTTCTTTGTGTTCTTCGTGGTGAATAAATTAATGTCCCAGCTTCAAAATGCATTCGAGCGGCTGACCGACGGGGGAATCTTTCGTTGCGACGCCGATTTGTATTCCGGTTGCCGTGATCGTGCCGATCCCGGCGGACGCAGTGATATACACAGGCGCGCCTTTGGTATAGGCTATGGCTTTGGCTTCTGCCGTATCGAACAGGAAGTGTCCTTGCTGTGCGACGCCTGCCTTTGTGCCTTTTGGAATGGAATCTGTCGTGATTCCGATCAACTGGTTGAACACCAGTATGGTTCCGGCGGGCGTGTCCACGACGGCTTCAAAATCAAAGCCGGGAAAAGAGTATGTTCTTTGACTCATAATATGACCTCATTTTTCGTGTGATGGTTTTTGTGAAATTCAAAATGCGATTAAGCCGCACCAGTGCTCAAAACGGCACCGGCAGTGTTTCCGGCAACAACTCCGAGAGACATGGTAACGCGTGTGAGCGTTCCGAAATAATCGAGAGAAACTGGTTGAGTTTCGACTGTCGGCGATGCGTAGTTGCGCTGCTTGGCCACGTAAATGAACGGCATTTGGTTTGGGTCGGCGATCATCAGCCAGGCCGTGTCAGTCACTGTTGGGGCGGGGGCAAGGCTTCCCAATCCCGGAGTGACAATCGGGTTGAACCTTCCCTGCCAAATGTTGGCGTTGCCATTCATGCTCAATTCCGTCGTTGCCGTCGATTGGAAGAGCAACATCGCGGTTGCCGCTTGCGCCGGCGGAACAATCACCATGCTGGGCTGCACGTTGATCAATTGGCCATGCCTGCGCAAATTCAAAAACAGTTTCGTCGCGTTATTGTACCCGTTAAATCCGAGCACACTGTTCGCCAATCCTGTGCTCAGATTTCCGTTGGCACTGCTGAAGAATGGCAGTCCATCATTGCCAAGACCTCCAGTCATCAGTTGTCGTACTTTGGCCATAACGGTTTCGTCATAGAAAACATAAGCCCCGTTGGCTATGGTGCGCATGGCGTCCTGCACCATGCCGATGTCGTCGTTGATGTAGTACATCTCGTCGATGACAAATTTTTCGGCGTAGCGTTTCGGCTGCACGGAAAATTTTTCCATTTCCATTTTGCCATGCGGCACTTCGCCGCTGACGGGAACTTCCCGAAGGCCGCTGCCAAGAATCATCTTGCTGATCTCGGCCACCGAGAAATCATCGACTATGACTTCCTTGACGATCTTGCCTGCAATCGATTCCTGAAGTTGGTACTGCTCGTCAAGATAACGCTGATGCACCGTGTTGAAAATGGCGAGTGCGTCAATGGTCGAAAATCCCGTGCTCGCAAACGCTTTGCGCACGTCGTCCGTATTCAGCTTGCGGCTGTAGTCCAGTTTCAATATCCTGCGAATCACGTCGCTCGGCGTCATTCCGTTGTACTCTTTGTCGGCGGAAGCAATGGCACGCTCGGCCCGGTTCTTGTCGCGACCGTAGAGCGAGAGGATTCCTTTTTCCGTGACTCCAAACGTTCTGGCAAGTGAGGTAGTGTAAATATCGAATTCATTTTCGTGGGTCATGTTTGAACCTTTATGAATGGTTTGTGAAATTTCGTTTTTAGACGCTGTGGCCTTCGAGCGAAGCTCGTAAAGTTTTTTCGTACGTTCCTGGTTCCAGCCCTTTTTGATGGCTTCAGATGCAAACGCCTTGTCGGGACACATCGCGCGAATGGCATTGACGCGAACAAATTCTTTCACGGCGTTGCTCTCCGAACCCTTACTCGCCAACGCTTTTTTTGTGATCGATGCGACGGACTCCTTCTTTTTCTCGTCATCCGTCATGGCATTTCCGATGGCATTGTACGCCGTCCAGAGAACGTTTTTGTCCTCGTCGGACATGGCGTCCCATGCGTCCATAGTGACTCCCACCACATCGAGCCACTTCATGAAGGCTTCGTCTTCGTAGTTTGTGGTGTCGGTCGGCGTTTCTGCTGCGGCTGCGGCTGCGGCACCGTCGGGCGAAGTGCCCGAGTCAATGTCCGCCATAACAGCTTCGACAACGGTGGTCGCCACCTCGTCCACGGTGACGTCCGGGTTTTCCGCGAGCAGCGTATCCACGGCGTCGACGGCGGTTTGCACCACTTCATCGAGCGTCGTTCCCGCCTCGTCGAGAATTTCCTGCTCGGTGGAAGCTTTGGTATTTTGCTTTTTTGTCATGATTTTTCCTTGTGTTAATTTAATGCGGACTCAAAAAACGACCCGCCCAAAATTTCCGAATATTCGTTCGCCGGGTTTTCAACGAAACCCATCCCGATGAACTCGATGCCGCGAAAAGCTCTGCCGATGCGCCGCCCTTCGTACTCGCCCGGACCGCGATAGGCTTTGAGGTATTTTTTCATGGACGCATTGCTTGAGTCGCGCGGAATGACTTCAATGCTTCCGTCCTTATTTTGAAAGGCAAAATCGTAATCGTCGAACCATACCTCCATCGACACGCTCATTTCGTCGGCCTCGATTCGCAAAATCAAATCGCGGATGGCCGTTCCCAAATCGCCTTCAAGCTTCCGGTAAATGACGCTGCGGCAATTCAAGTGAAACTCTTCCGGCAAATCGCGCAGAGAACGGATTTCTTCGTCGCTTCCAAAAGCCGTCGCCCATGTTTCCGTAATGTGACCGATGGCGATATTGGAATAGTGCTCGATGTTCGTGGGCTTGTTGATCGGCGTGTTGCGCGCCTTCCAGAGTTCATCACGCAAAAACACGTCGTCTTTATTATTCATGCCGGTCGAAACAAGCACGGCGTCCACAAAGTACAAATCCCTGTTTTTGTTTTCCTGCAAAGCGGCAATGACCTTTTGCTTGAGTGTACCGCAGATCGGCATGACAATTCTTGTGCGATTCGCTACCGATTTGTTGAGCGTGTTCGTTTCCGGCGTCAATTCAAGCGTCGTTTCAGGTGTTTTGGGGTCTTCTCCGGTAATGATCGACACTGCCGTTTCGCGTTCGATGCCATAGACTTTTTCGAGCAGTTGAATCGCCTGGCTTTCCATGATCTCACCGGCCTGCACCTGCTTGATCGTTTCCTTGATACTGTTGGCAAGAGTGATGTCAACGTAACTGGTTTCCACCGTCCCGGCCATTTGGTTGCGGTAGGTGTCCTTCTCTGTCTTTTTGTCGATGATGTCCGTGACGCTGGTCGAGTTGCCCATCGCCTTGACAGCCTGATCGGGTGTAATCAGGTCGTTGTCGAGCGCGAGGACAAGCATTTCCACCTTGTCTTTCGGGTTGATTCCCTCCGGCGTCGGGTAGTTCCACTTGATGCAAACGTTTTCCGGTTCGGGAATATACTTGAAGTATTCGTCGATGTACTCTTCGTACAAATCCGGCAAAATCCACTGGTAAAAATACCGGAAGATGCGATTGTGGATTCTTACGTCCACGATTTTTCTCAGCGTGTCCAGCCAAACCTGCTGGCGTTGTTGTTCAAGCCGGATGGACGAGTAGGAACCTTTCTCAGCCGAGTTGACTGCGATGTGTTTTGGGATTTGCAGGGCGTGTGCAATGGCTGCAAGCTTCGTTTGGACGTAATTGTCGTAGGTGATATTGTTCGGCGCGTTGGGTGCTGACTTCCAATTGCTACCGGGAGTCAGGATGGGGAGTTTGCACCTGTTGATGTGCCTGTTGTTCGGCGCGTTGAAATTGTCGAGTGCTTGTTCAAACGCGCTCTTGGTGAGGTTGGCACCCGACATGGCGTTGCGTTCGGTCTCGATAAAACCGATAAACGCCGCTTGATTCTTGATCTGCTCAAGGTAATTCGTTTCGTAGTCGATCAACCGTCCAATGTCTTCCAGAACAGGAAGCAAGGGGCTGATTCCGCGCCGTCCCTCGCTGAAATCCTTGAGGTAAATGTGGCAAACCTGACTTTCCGGGATGGTTTTGTAACGCATCGCATTCCACGAACCGTTGACATTTTCTGGAATTTCGTAGATCGTGTAGTGCGTCGGCTTACCGTACCTGTTGTAGTTGATGCCGTCGAGTTGATCGACCGTGTTGATCGTGTTGTTCGGGTTTCCGACGCGCACTGGGTCGATGGTCAAGTAACGGACGGGGCAAATTTCATTGTCCGGGTCGGGCACCATGACGCCGAAGCTGTCGCCGGTTGTGTAAAGATCGATGATCGCATTGTAAAGTTCTTGAAACAGCCCGGTTTCGTCCGCCCATTGATGAAATTTTGACTGGACTTTGTACGAAATCTCGCGGGACATCCTGTTGAGCGTCGCGCTTTTGCGGTCATCGATCAGGTGGTCGATGGAAAATTCGAGAGCCGCCCCAGTGCCGATCACCTGCGATGCAATGTTACGAAGCATTCCGGCGACGTGTGAACTGTGCGTGAACAAATAGCGCGATCTCGCCGTCGCTTCGTTTCGGTCCATGACCGTGATCGGTTGGACGGCATCGAGAAATTGTCTTGCCCCGATCCATCGTTGCCACGTATCCGGCTGAAACGAAACCGCCTCCACGCGGGCAATCGCGTGGTTTGCAGTGTGGGCGGGTTGTTTTCGTTTCTTGCGTTTCATAATATTTGATTCACCACGAAGGTCACGAAGAACCACGAAGGGATTTTCATAAACAATTTTTAAAAAACTTCGTGTTCTTCGTGCTCTTCGTGGTGAAAATTAAAATCTATCCGCGATTCGCTCCCGTTACGGTGGCAATGACAACACCCTGTCGCATCTGGTCGAGTGCTTCTTTCAGCATTTCGGCCTCGACCGCATCTTTCGGATTCTGGAACGAGATAGTGATCCCGTCGCCCGACGCCGATTGAACGCGCGCGCCTTCGTCGAATTGATTTTGAAGAATGGTGCCGAAGTCAGACATGGTCGTTTCCCTTGATCGCACTATAGAGCGATTCCGGGAAACATCAAGAGTTTTTACAGCGTCTTAATAGAGTGCTATGTGATATATCACATAGCTGAAGTGCGCATGAAAAAAGCCCCGGCGGTCGGGGCTGAATTTATTTTTTGAGATTATTTGTAGGAGTTTTTCTTTGTAAGATATTCTTGGTCTGCTTGCGACAAAAGTTTCACTGCAATTGCGCCAGATCGCCCATCTTCTCGCTCTAGTCTTGCTTTTCCATCTTCAGTGTATCCAATAAACTTTGCACTGATTTGTTGCTTGCCGTCAGCAGTCGTCCATGTTCGGAACCCCGTTTCCTTTTCCTTTGATTCAGCTTCTCTCTTTGCTGCCACTGATAATCGTCGTTCTTCTGCTTTTCTTTCATTTTCAGCGCGAATTTCCGCTTTCTTTTTTTCATCGACGAATTTCTTTTCAATCTTTTTCGACAATGCAATCATTTGTTCAAATCCTGTTGGAGTCGTCCTTGTTTTGATTTTGTTGTCTTTATAGTATTGAATTTTTTTGTCGTGATCGATTTGTATTAGAGATGTAACATATCTTGAAAATTCAATGGTATTTTCATATCTTTTTTTACCATCTTTGTCTTTATATTCATCAATCGTATTAAAAATATACTCTTCATACTCCTTTATTCTTGATGATTGTTGTATTATCTCTTTAATAAATGGCATCGCTATTTCTTTCAGCGATTCATCATCTCCAAATTTTTCATTCAATTTTTCTTTAAAAATATCCATTTGTTTGTTGCCTGATTCAATTGCATAACGTGCAGAATCAATTCTATGTTGATGAATAGTATTGAAGTCCTTGCGCTGCAAGGATTCATAACTCATCGATGCTTGTGAAAAGCAATCAACAGTTAATATATTGGCAAAAATCAAAAAAATGCAAATTAATAATATTGATCTTTTCATGCTCAAAGACTCCGCTGAAATTCTGTAGATTTTACATCATGCGTGACATCAAACGGCTTGCCGTTGTGTTTTTCAATGATACTAACGATTGTATCGAGATCGGTGCGGAAAAACTCTTTTTTTGTATTGATTTTGTTGACGCGAAATTCATTCAGGTCGTTTTGGATTTTGCGCTCCAGACCACGCGGATCGTTGGTGGCGATCATCACATGCACATCGAACGGAAACGGAACCGAAGCGTCGCCGAGTTCACGGACGCGGTCAAGCGGTTTTTCCCGTTGCGTCATTCCGACTTTGTAAACCCCTTCACCGAACGAACCAACGTTCGAAAGCACGTAAACGTACCCCGGCTTCGCGGCGGTCTGTGCGTAGCACAACAGCGCAACGGACAAAACCAAAACAAAAATCAAAACCAAGTATTGATACCGCATGATAGCTATTCTCATTCAAACGGACAAAAAACGCAACTGTTTTTTCACTATTTTGATTATTTTTCTTATTTTGTTAAAAAATCAATCTTGACTGTATGGTACAGTTTTCGTATTATGTAATAAAATGGAGGTGAATTTATGTCTCTTGAAAAACCTGATTACAACGCTGTCAAACAACTGGCTAAAGAAGTGCTCAAACAGAACATGGTTGCCAGACCTCCTGTGATAGCATCGCGGCTCGCGCCATCTTACGGTCTCAAAGTCTATCGTGTTCAATTTAACGAAGATCACGAGGACATTGCCGGTTTTATCGATACCGATGAAATGGCAATCGCAGTGAATGCTGAAGACCCGCCGGTAAGACAAAATTTTACGATTGCTCACGAACTTGGCCATTTTTTGCGTGGACATCACTTGAATGAAGGCTACAGCGTCCTATTGCGTGACACAACGCAAATGGAAAATAACTACATGGAAAAAGAGGCAAACTGGTTTGCTGGCAATCTTTTGGTTCCTGAAATATTTTTACGTGAGTATCTTGAATTGTATCCTTATGCAACGGATGCGCAGTTTGCGAAGTGGTTCGGAGTATCTGCTGAAGTCATTCGTATCAGGAGACAATATCTGTGACTCCGAAAGAAAAATCTTTTATTAAAAACGTTGCGAAAATTTTACCACAAGACTCACAAGCGGATGTGGAGATCGAGCAGGCAGCAAAAGAACGAGCGGAATTACATCAGGAATACATGACAAATCGCAAGTGGCTGATTCGTCTTTTAGCATGGATTTCCTGTATCTGGCTTGGTTTCACGGCAATCATTGTGATTATGGTTGGCATCCCTTGTGATTGTTTTCAATTGTCCGATCCTGTGATGATTGCTTTCCTGACAAACACCTTGGGGATTGTCTTGGGTTTGTGGGGGTTTGGTCTGAGATACTTCTTTGGAAAACATCATTGATTATCAATTTGTATCAAATCAAATGGTGCAAATGCCAAACCAGAGTGGAAGAACTTCTTTGGTCCAGACATGTTCCAAGCCAGACTGCGGATTCCGGGATGTCTTGACCAGTACCGGTTATCACAAACTGATATTCACAGAGTTTTTTCCGTTTGTCAACGATTGCCCAAAAGCAGGGATTCTTTCCATGCATTTCAAAATGGATAAATTTGAATCCTTGAGGCAACTGAATGAATTGCACATCGTCAGTGATTTCCATTTGAAATTTCCAGATAGTTTTCATTTTCTCTCTCACTCAAAGGTTATCATTCGTTGCGACGACTCCATTGCAGTCACTTGGTTTATTGATACAAGAATCTTTTCGATAGTCAACTCCTCATGGCCGCAACCGCCTTTGCTTTCTTTGCATTTCCGGTAGCGTATCATGACCTGTTTCGTCTTGAACCGGACGTGACAGACGTAAAGACCTCTTCCACAAATCGGGCACTTGAAACCCGGTTCACGATTTTGGCTTGTCATGGTTCACCCCGGAAAAACATCCGATGTAATCGCAGAGCGTTTCCGTTCCGACGCGACAATCGAAGTAATCCACGTTGCCATTGGCACCCTTGCGTTCCTTGAAACGGTAATAGTCATAACCTCCAACGTAAACCTTTGTTGGGACTTCGTTGCTCTGGTGTTCGGCGTAACACTGCAAATCGCCGGGGTCTTGGGCGAACAGGGACGTCGTGCCGTCGATCCAAGTGTTGACCACGCGTTCCTTGAATTTGTTCACGTCGCGAAACACCGTGTAGCGGACGGCATGGTGGTTGCGTTCCCTGACTTCAAGATTTCTGTTGGAATTCTCAATCCAGTGGCAGTTTGTATTTCCATACTTGGATTGAAATTCTTTGTTCTCAAACATCCTGCCGCGCTGCCGTTCGCCGAGATCGTAGTTCAAATCCCATTGTGAAACCAAACGGTTTGTCGCGTATCCGGCGTACATCGGGATGACGCGGTTTTCCCACGCCGGGCAATCCGCCTGAAACGCGATGATGGTTTCATAGATCGTCTGCTCGTAAGTCTGATCGGTGCAGTCAATCCCAATCAGAGAATAGAATGGGTAAATGTCACCACTCCATTCGTGCCGGTATTGCGTCGGACGCAACAAATCCGCCTCCGTCATTTGCCTTTGCGAACCGTCCTTGTCTCGAAGGATATAGGTTTGTTGCGTGAGGTGAAACAACAATTCCCTTAGCGCAATGGATAGGCACTCGAATTCGTCCGCGCCGTAAAACGCATCGCCGATTTTGACGCGCGGCGTGGATTTCGTGATGCGGCTGACGCCCTGATCCGGCCAAAAACAGTAATCCAAAACATGGGCGAATTTCCGTTTGATACCGAACGCCGTCGTTTCGTAGTGCAACACATTTTTCCCGACGTCAATGAATGACGCCATAAACTGCGATTCTGATGGAATGACAAGCCGGTTGATATTCACCATGCGCGACTCGATCATGGGCGGAGTTACGGTATCGACGCTGATCCCGCCCGACACGGCATATTGCGCCATGTGGGGATTCTGTTGTTGCTCGGTCCAAAAGGCATATTCGTTATTGCACCACATGTCCATCGCAGCTTGAATTCCGCTGGCTTGATGGGATGCAAAATGATCTTCGATACACTCCGCCCCCGCGTCCAGTTCCTCTCTGTGTTCAAGATAATACTGCGTGGCCAGTTCCTGTTTCCCCTGAAGTATGGCAGCATTTCTCACGTCCTTGTACAGCGACCACTTTCTCAAGTCCGGCATTTTCAACAGACGTGGAACCTTGATACCGCGATACTGAGGGTAAATTTTATGATCAAGAATCTGCTCGGCCAAATCGTCCACGCCGATGCAGGTGCAGGCCACAATAACCGTCGTGGGGAGCTGCTTTCCTGTTTCCGGGTCGTCCCCGGCGAGAAACATGATTTCCTGATTCAGTTTATGATCGTAATTGATAATCGTCGTTTTACTGCGTGCCGTCTCGTTGTTTTGCGGGTCGTCAATAAATACCATCGATGTGCGATAGGTCACGCCGTCGATGGTCGTGTCCGTCCCGCGAATGTCTTCCGTTCCCATGCTGAACATGGAAATCGTGATACCGGAATAGGGGCTGCCTTCAATAAATGGAAAAATGATCAGGTCTTTGGCCAAACTTCCGCGTATGCGTTCGCCGCGATAGGTGCTCGGGCGTTTGGGATTGTCGTAAAGAATTTTTAACGGGTAACACAACTCAGGAAAATCACGATAAATCAAACCTTTTTCGGAAACAAAATTTTGAATGATATAACGGAACGTGGTGTAAGTCTTTCTGAGTGTCGAGCAAGTGACGGCGAAACATTTGTGCTTTTTGTTGTGGTAAAGAATCGCCCACAGCAGTCCCGCTCTCAAAACAAATGTTTTGAAAAACGCCCTCGGCAAAGCAAACGCGATGCACTTCTGTTGCTTGATCGAACTTTCCACTCCTTCGATCAGTTGGTAGTGATATTTATTGAATGGCCTCCAGTGGGGAATGGACGGCTTGATGTAGGTGAGAATGAACTGTTCAAGAGAGTCCCGGCAACTTTCGCGACGCGCCATGTCCTCACACTCAGGTATTTCTCCAATATCCGCGTTTGCTTCTCTTGTCTCGCGATGCAAGAGTTTGTTTGCTTCGTTCTGTATATACCTGCGGTCTTCTCTGCGTTCCGCGCGTTTTCGTCTTTGGTTGACACGGCGGTCGAACATCCACGCCGTGAACTTGTACAGGTTGATGTTTTTGTTCAAAATATCTCCGACCTGCATCCCGCCCTGATCCTGCCATTCGATGGCCTTCGACTTGGTCATCACCGTGCCGTACTTTGTGGAATTGACAAGACGTGTGAATTGGGCGAGCGTCAGTTTTTGTAAGTCCATTTGTCACTCCGGTAAAGGGCCGAGAAATTCATACTCAATCTCACCTGTATAATAAGATATTGGCATAGTTCCAAGCATGAGCGGTTTGATTTTCTTACGTGAACTTGTTTTGATATAACATCCGCAAAGATGAGTCGCTTCCTTTAGACCAGGAATTCTTACTAAAAAGTATTTCCCCACATCCTTTTCGGTCGGCAACGTTTTCGTCCATGCAAGGACGGGAGCGGCAGGTGTGCATTCATGTGGCAACCATTGCGGTTCTCTCCACATGCAACCACCACCAGTCATGCAATGACCACCGAAGTAAGCATGGCAGTCATCTGTTGTCACGCCCTCTTTTGTGCAAATAGGTCGTTCTTGATTCATATCACAACTCCTGACTTTCAATCGTTGGCAATCATCCATGCAAGGTAATCCAAAATTTTCATGTTGCCGTTCGCGTCGGCAAAGTCGCCGTCATCAATGTCCCGCTGCAACATATCCTCCGAGATGTGCTTCGACCCTGCTGTTTTCAGCAGTTTGACAAGTTGTTCGGCACTGAGTTGGTTTGTTTCCATTGACTTACGCCTCCTGACGAACCGCCTTATTTCCGGTAAACTCTTCCCAGCGTTTGATAATGACATCGCAGTAGTGCGGGTCAATCTCCATCATGCGACACGTCCTGCCCAGTTGTTCGCAGGCGATCAGCGTCGAACCGCTTCCGCCGAACAAATCCATGATCGTATCGCTCTCGTCGCTGGAGTTGAGCAGGGCGTTTTCGATCAGGGCAATCGGTTTCATGGTCGGATGAACTCCGCAAACCTGTTCTTTGTCAATGAACCAGCACGATGTTTGATGCTTGCCGAGTTTCCGACGCTTGTGCGTTTTGTTCCATGTAAAAAGTATCGGTTCGTGCTGATAGTCGTAATCCAGTCTGACCATCGAAAACGTAGGACTGTTCTTCACCCATATCAGAATATGCCTCACATCAAGACCGGCTTCTTTCATCATCATCATCATCATCATCAAGCCGAGTCCTCCGCCTTGCGGCGCGGTGACATAAACTGCGGCACAGTCATTCAGATGGTTTTTGATATTGACGAAACATGGCAACAAAATTTTGTACAACTCGTCCTCACTCGCACAGTCATTCACGATGTTTTTCTCAATACTGCCTTTTTTAAGCTTTTTGAATTTATTCATTTGCTTGTTTTTATCGCCTATCGCCACACCATAAGGCGGGTCAGTAAAAATCATGTCAGCCTTTGTCCCGGCCATGAGAGTTTCCACATCGTCCAATTTGGCACTGTCACCGCACATCAAACGGTGCCTTCCGAGTAGCCAGATGTCGCCGAGTTGAGTAACCGCTTCCACTTCGTCCGGGACGCCGACCTCTTCCGTTTCTATGACATCCGGCGTGGCAAGCGAGTCAAGCATCTCTTGCAAGGCATCATTGTCCGTGTGAATGGAGGCAATCAGCGCGTCGAGCGATGCCTGATCCGTTTCGGCCATTGCCGCAAGCGGATCGAGCACGGCAAGCAACTTCCCGGCCTCCTCGTCGTTCAAATCCAAAATGAGCACCGGAATTTGCATGTCGGGCGTCGTCTCCGCCCGCAAGTGACCGTCGATTAATTCGAGCGAACCGTCGGCAAGCTCGCGGGCGATCAGGGCGTCGGCAAAGCCAATATCGGCCAGTATGCCGCGCAGGGCGTCCTGCTGCTCTTTGGGGTGCGTCCGCCAGTTCTTGGGATTTGGTTTCAACTCGCTCGCCGGAACGCGGCGTAGCTCTTTAACTCGGTCTCTGATTTGCATTGTATTTATGTGTATTGATTTTTGATATACTTATTCAAAGAAAGCCCTTGATCTTTGCCATACCCCAGCTAATATAAAATCTCGAAAAGTACCTTCGAAAAATTTTCGTACAATTCAATAAAACGGCCTGTGCGGGGCGTTCGGCAGTCAACCCGACATCTGATTCATATCGATTCTCTCGAACTCATAGACCCAAACCCACGGGTTCGAGTCCCACGGGTGTTTTTTGCCGTTGATTTCGTTCCAATGCCTGATAAAGTCCGCCAGTGCGTAGGGGTGTTCCATTCCTTCGGCGATAGCATCGTCAAGATGCAGTCGAATATCACCCAACCTCTCACAGCGCACGCCGGTGACGCGCAGAAACAGCCGGGCGAACCGACGCGGCATGAACATGGGGTTTTGCCATGATGCCTGATGGATGGGAATATTTGCAAACTCAGACCAGGCTTCTTCGTCTGCCGCTTTGTAAAACACAATGGATTCCGAAACCTCACTCTCTGCCCCGGATTCATAATTGATGAACGCTTCTTTCACCCACAGCACATCGCCGGTTTTGTAACGCGGTTTTTTGGGGCATCCCATATCGGCACAATCCACCTGATTGCCGCAGGTGAAAGTCCCGTCCTCGTCCAAGACCGGCTTAAAACAGATGACGTTGTTGTTTATCAGTTTCACCGCCCGTCTCGTTTGCGTCTTACGACCGTCAATGATGGCCTTCACGGATTCCGGCGAAAAGATGATCGGTTTCTGTTTTGTCATGGCGTCACCTTGAGTCTGTGATTTAAATGGTCTCCATTGAACACAACGATGTTTCCGTTGCATCGTTCAACGATTCGCCCACCGATGGCTTCGTCAAAACCGATGATTTGCGAAACAGACAATTCCGTGGAAATGATCGTCGGCAGGCATTCCCTGTATCGCGTGTCGATCAGAGGAAACAACTGATTCAAGTCCGGTTTTGAGATGTGTTCTCCGGTCAAGCCTTTGTAGGATTTCAAAAAATCATCGATGTAAAGCAGGTCGCATTTGCAATACTCCTGCAATAGCGACGCTCTCGCGTTTTCATCGGAATAGTCTTTCATGCGCTGCAAGTCCTCGACAAAACGCATGACTCTCATGGACACGAGTTTTCCCGATTCGATAATTCGTTTGATGACTGCCTGCATGAGGTGCGTTTTCCCCGCCCCGCTCTGGCCGGAAAGCACAATCCACGGCATGGCGTCATTTCCATTACAAAAATCGTCCGCGAACATTTCGCACAATCGTTTTGCTTTGGTTTGTGCCTTATTTTTCGGCATGTAGGACTCAAACGATTTGAGATTCCGAATGCCGTACCCGATTTTTTCCAGCGCACGCAGGGACACTCTTTTTTTGACGCAATCGCATGGAAGTCCTACATTTTCAGTGAGAATGATACCGCGATCATGGCATTTTTCGCATTCGAAACTCACGATGGTTTCCTTGAAACCTACTTTTGGTTTATAGAAAAACACTTTCCCGACAAAGTTGCCGTACCCGATTTTTTCCAGTGCAGCATCAGCTTCGCGATATGCGATACTCTCCCGGTATTCGTGGATTCTGCGGTTTGCTTCTTCAATTTTCGTCGTCATCTCTCACCATGAACATTTCGTCAATCTCTGCGTACTTGTTTTCACGATTGGATTTGGTTTTCTCCGTTCTTGCATTCTGTTTTTCCGGGAACACGCCCTTCCAGTTGTTTTCGATGGATGTTTCGATCATACGTTTCGCCATATCGACAGGAACCCCTGATAACTTACGCACGAGCAACTCCACAGCCTTTGGCGTGTTACATTTCGTATCTTTGACCGCTCTTTGCTCCAGAAAATCACAAAAAACGGAATTCAACTCCGAATTTTCAAAAAAATCAGAATTTGGGGGGTGGGGGGGCGCACCTTCTCCCCCTTCTTTTCCTTTTTGAGTTCTTCTCTTTCTTCTTATTTGTACTGGTCGATGTACTGGTCGATGTACTGGTCGATGTACTGGTCGATGTACTGGTCGATGTTCGGTCGATGTACTGGTCGATGTTCGATTTTCGTCAGGAGGCGGGTTGTATCTATCGTAATTGACTAGCTTTAAGATCGTTTCGCGATGTTCGACTCTATGTTCGATCTCATTGTTTTTTTCCGCCTTAGCAAGGAAAAGTCGGCATTTATCGACACCCCAACCCCATCTTTCGGACAAGAACCTCAAACTGGCGTGTAATTCGCCCCGTAGTACGTTCACCGTGCGACCTGATGCGAGCGTTTTAATCCCCGGCTCGGTTTGATACCGTGCCATAACGATTAAATCCAGCCATGCCTCGGCATAGCTGTAGGCGCGTTCCTGAATCCAGTAATGGCCTGAAAAAAACTTTCTGCTTAATCGAATATATCCATTCGCCATCTTTGCAGTCAATCCAATATCATTTCGTCAACTCCAATTTCCATGACAAATCCAATT